CCATCTACTTCGTATTCGTTACCTACAACACGGATAACAGGTATAAATTTACCCGCCCAATCTTGTTCTTCTAGCACTTCAAAGCCGTTAGTTTTGAGCCATTTGACTTTTTTAACGTCTGCCATGCGTGATTTAAGCGGTTTTAAGCCTAAAGCCTTTAATTCTTTGTCTTCACGGCTGCCTTCTACGGCGCTCATGTTGCCCTGGTAGAGGTTTAGCTTGGTTGGCGTATGCTCGTAGTAAAAATACTCGGCAATACGCACTGTGTCTTCAGTTAACCACTGACTTAGTGAGGAATCACCTACGCCTTGTTGCATAATAGACGATATTGGCGCGGCATCAGGGAACTGACGCTCGTATTCTGCCTTCGTCATGTCTTCTGTAATAAAACACCACTCAGCATCGCTGCCGCATGGGTCTTGTATTGTAGGATCCATATAAACGCTAAAGGAATTGCGGATGCGGCCAATGTATAGATCTTGGTCAAATGAATTGTCGTCGCAATATTTAGTGAGTACACGGATGTAGCCTTCACCATAGGTGACTTGGTTTTCACATGCTGTGTCGTATGCGACATCTGCATCTGAAATATATTCAATATGCCTAATTACACCCTCGAATATCTCCGCGACCTCTACGTCAGCGTTATCATCCACAGGGATTACCTTCACCGAAGGTCGATTTTGGCGTTGTTCATTAGTAACTTGATGAACATGTTGCGGTAACTTATTGATTGTTAAGCAAGGACGCGCGTTGATGGTCTGACCTTGAACTGAACCACGGGTAGCCAGTACGTCCGCAGGCCATTGCCACTGATTGTCGGGGGAGCCTGCCTCGAAACGTAAGTCATCAAGCTCGTCTTCACGGCTCTCTGAATACGCAGAAACCGCCATAGTAAAGCGGCTTCGCATCGTCGAGAGCATGTCTTTTTTGTCGTTAGGCTTATTAGCGCCTTCAGCGACAACCCCTACAGTAACCATATCATCCATCGATCACTCCAATAACATCTTTTTCGTTCATAAGAAGATAGTTTTCATCTTCGTATTTAAATTTCTGACCTGAATACTCACCGAACAATATTACGTCACCGACTTTTACGGTCATCGGTCTTACGGTACCGTTATCTAATATAGCACCTTGACCTGCTGCAATTACTGTGCCTTCAAACTTCTTATCTGCTTCCTTAGCCAGTACAATGCCACTGGCCGTTGTTAATTCTTCTTCATGCTGTTTTACTACAATTCGTTCACCGAAAGGTTTTAATTTCATTTTTTGCCTTTTTTAGTTGATTCACGTTTTACGCTGTAAGCGATGGCCACAGCTTGCGCTGGTTTTTTACCAGCATCTATTTCAGCCTTAACATTAGCACGGAAAGCCTCTTTACTAGGTGATTTTTTTAATGGCATAGCTAACTCCCCATCCATGAACTTGATGCTCCGCTACCAGTAGCATACGACTTACGCGGAGCTTTGTCAACATATTCACGATGGGCTACAGGGAACGCAAATGTCACGCATAACGCGTCGGCTGCGTCCGGACTTGCCATGCCCCTGGCCTTCATCTCTTTCTTACCTTCTAAGAATATCGTCCCACTGCTGTTAGGCTTTTTCATCGGGCCTGTCAAGTCCGATTTTAATTTTCTATCCTCCGGTATGCTGGCGCTGCGTAGCCACTCCCGCATCGCGCCCCACATCTCGGCCCGCTTGTTGCCCCACATTATAGAGTTCTTAGCCCGTGAGCCAAAGTTCACACCGCGCACCTTGTACCGCTGCTCGGTTAGCCTGTCCAATATGCCGTACCCCAGTCCACCCTCGTCGATGACGGTCATCACTGGTTTGTATTCTTCTATTGCCTCAATCACCCGACCAACGACAGTCATTGTATCTTCGCCCTGATAGCGCTTAATAGCGACGATATCCCGCCCTTGACGGACAACGATGACCGTGCTGTCTGCGCCCCCGCGTGCTGGATCCACCCCGATAACGATAGGCGCAGACGTATCCTTATATCTCTCACGTTTGAACGCGTCCTCAACGAGTGTCGGGCTGATAAACTGGTCTTCGCCTGACGATGGAAACTCACCGTAAACCTCGACCCGCGCCTGGCTACTGTCCTCACCATACTCGGCAATAATCTGTTCATATACCGCTTTATCCGTGTCCTCGACCTGCCGCGCGTCAATTTGTCTGCCATGCCAAAAGTCCCGTTTAGAGTTAAAGCACTCAAAGAAGTAGCCTTGGTTGCGACGCGGGTTGCTGAACGCGAACCAATACCGGTCTAGTATGTTCTCTGTAAAGAAGCCCGCGCCCACTGACCATATCGTGTCAGGTATACCGCTTGCCTCGTCAAATATCAACATCATCCCGTCGTGGTTGTGGACACCCGCGTATGAGTCAGGATTCTCCTCACTCCACAGCTTGCCCTCTGCCGCCCAGTACCGCGTACCCTTTTTCAAGTCGCGCTCGACTAGCTCACACACCCATTTGGCTGGCACCAGCTTGGTCGCACTGATCTCCCACCAGTGTGAGTTTATTATCATGGCCTGCCACTTAGTCAGCTCACCCCAGGTGACTGACCGCAGTTGCGACTCACTGTTGGCGCTGACGACAACACTTGATCCTATCCTTGTCGATAACATCCACATTATGAGCCAGCTCACTAGCGCCGACTTACCGATACCCCGACCTGAGCTGACAGCCTCACGCAGTGTCGTCATGTCGACCTGCCCTTGGTTGTCCTTAATATGCTTGGCTATTGTTCTTAAGACGTCGCGCTGCCACTGACGTGGCCCCTTGAACTTAGCCAGTGGCGTGTTGGCTTGGCCCCACGGGAACGCGAACAGCACGAACGCTTCAGGGTCGTCCGCAACACGCGGATCCCACAGCCGTGACATGAGGAGTTGTTCTTCGTCCGAGCTATATATAGGTAGTTGCATTATTGGGTGTCTACGACGGTGCCTTCAATGATACGTGATTGCGCTTCTTGTAGCGCCTGAGTGATACTTATCTTTTGGTACACATCCACACTGATCTCAGTCTTGGCTGTCCATGCGTGTGCATGCTGCAACACAGCCAGCGCTGACTTAGCGTCGCCTTCTTTAGCGGAGGCGATCAGCACCTGGGCCATCTCCAGCTCACCGTCTGCTTTACCTTTCTGCGCCGCCATCTCCGCTACGGGGTCTAGCTGGCACAGTTGCCGGTACTCGGACGGCAACATGCCCGCAGCGAGGGCCAAAGAGTCATTCTTCAGACCCAGCTTGGCTGCGTCGTATATTTTCTGTAAACGCGATTCGGTGGCTTTTACCTCGCGTGGCGTAAAAGGTATCGATAGGAATGTCATTAGCGCATGGTATTGGTTTACATGCGTGGTGTCAAGGGCGTAGATTGGGTAGTTGTTACATGTAACGCAGAAAGCCGAAAAACTCGTTACTTACTACATCCTCTAGTGTCGGCTTAACCGCCTATGTTTAAACAAATGTTTAGACTATTTGTTTACATGGTAGATCTCCTTAAGTCGATTGAGTGTACACATCAAGGTGTACGTGTACACATTCTCAGCTTTTGTATACAGATAGCCATGATTTTGCTGGTGGGCTGATTACAATAAAAAATAAAAATTTCTTCTGACACCATCGTCCACGAAGGCCCTTCCCCCAAGGCCCTACCCCCCCCATGCAAAATGCAAACAGTTCCCAGCTCCAGGCTAACAGGCTGTAAAACAATTGCTTACAGCTAGTGGATCGAGCTGACGCTCCAGGTAAGTCATGTTAGTCATGTAGTCACGCAGAAAACATTGGGCGTTTTTCTGTTAGTCATGTAGTCATTTAGAAAATGTTAGTCATGTAGTCATCGGTTTACATTTCCATTTTGAACACGCAGCAGAGAACTGTCGGTTTGAAAATGTTAGTCATGTAGTCATGTAGTCATGCCAAATAAATCGCAGTGGTGGTCACTGCACAGCAATCCTTTACACATACATATATATTTATACTCATAAGGTAAAAAAGATGACTACATGACTTACAAAATGCTAAAAGCTAGTCGTTGCGTGGCTTTGTATGTTAGTCATTTGCCCAATTAAAATGACTACAAAGTGACTACAAATGACTACAAACGACTAAAAAGACCGTTTCGCTGCATAGTGTAAAGAAATGTTTGACATTTGACTTGACAATGGTAATATGAAGGCTGTAGTTCAGTTTTATTTAGTAAGTTAACCAGGAGACAGCAAAATGAATTCAGTTTTTGAAGTGCATGAAGTGCTAAACACATTAAAAGCCAATGGCGATAATGACTGTTTTGGGGTGTTCTACCAGTCAAAATCTAACCGTTCTAATTGTCATTATGTGATTCTTAGAAGCGAAGAAGAGCTAACAAACTTAAAAGCCTTTCATCGTGAGTATGACTTTGTATTTAATAAATTAGGAGTGTAAAAATGATTATGCAAGACTACAAAAACAGCAAACCAACAGAAGAAAAGTCAACCGCGTGGGATATTGTTGGCGCGGTTTGCTTTGCTCTTATTCTTATATCTTTAATTTTTCTAGCAACAATATAAAGGAGTATGCAAATGACTGAGTTCTACTTATCAACCAATGCAAATGACGAACCTGTTTATTGCGCCAGCATTAAAGGCATGTCTGTCTACAATCCTTACATGAGTGAGTGCGGGCGATTTGCAGTAAAGCCAAGCTACTATGGCTTAACCGATGCCGATGTGAAAGCGTTGGCCTACTTAAACAAAATCAACAACTACAACACAGAGGTGTAATCATGTATCAACCAATCAGCGAATACCAATTCCGTGACACTTTCTTACAGAGTGACACCTACAAAAATAACTTCACTTATGACGGTCTGTCTGTGTTGTTCGATTACTTGGAGCAAGTCGAGCAAGACACAGGCCAAGAGATTCCATTTGACTATGTGTCGATTGCGTGTGAGTTCTCTGAGGGTTCACCTCGCGAGATATTTGACGCGTTCGACCTTGAGCCAATGGAAGACGACGATGGCCATTGGTTAGCAGTGCGCGAGTATCTTGAAGACAACGGCTCTTATGTTGGTCACACCGACTCAACAATCATCTACATTAATCATTAGGAGACGACACAATGAAGCCACACCATGACTATGTAAGACTGTGGGTCGCGAGTCTTGAGACTCAAAACTTTAACTTCACCGCGTACGATGCGACTGAAGAGGGCGCACTGTTTGCTCTTGAACAAGCCCTTAAAGTTCATGCCGAGCAATACGGCCTTGAGACTGATTGGTGGGTAATCTATGAAGACTCTGTCTATGTGCATGAGGTCGCCCTCGGCCATGCCTATCGTCATGGCTCTTACCAACCAATCTATGCGCCTTAATGTCATCTTTCAGCGCGTTCTAACGAGCGCGTTGAGGGGCTGACATTGGCCACAACTGGAGAATACAACATGAACACCACCATAATGAGCGCTGACGACTTGATTCGTTATGCCAAACCACAAACAGACCTTGAGAGCGCGTTAATGGACGCACTAGCTGAGGCACTAGAAAGCGTCGATGAGCTGGCCGACATCCTCAGCATATTGGCTGACCATGACATGACACCGCAAACAATGGAGAAAGACCTCGACGACGCAAAGAATAGGTACGACGCGCTTGTCGAACGCTATGAGGCTTTGGAGGAAAAATGCTTATAGCAATCGCGGCCATGATTGCGGCCTTGATAGCAATAATCCTCGACATCTAACAAAAAACGGCCTAAAAAGGCCGTTTTTCATTTCATACAACGCGCTAGGAGCGATTTAAATTCATCGCCCTAGGCTATCCCCCTACTTATTTAATGACTACCATCTTCGGTGGCTCGTTTATCTCAACAGACCGCCTTAGCTCTGACTTGCTCATCTCACCCAGTTCGGGAGCGCAAAAGATGTGTTTCTTGGCCGTGTAATCGCGACTCATCAATCTACCGCAGTCAATCCAACCCGCTTCTTTGAGCGCATGAAGTAGTGCTGCTTGAGGTATCTTGACCCCAGTCGGGGCAGAGCCAGTTAGTCGATCACATAAACTGTGGAAAGGTGATCCGATAACTCCCTTACTGAACTCGCCAATGCGTTCGCGCATTTGTTCGACGAGGAATGACTCGGCCATGCTCATTCCATGCTCGACCAGGTTGGCCTTGAATTCTGTCCACATAGGCGCGGCACTAGGGTTAAACTTGCTAACATCACGAGACACAAGCCACGAAGCAATCGCGCTGAAGCCACCAGTCTTATACCACTGCCACAACTTCGCTGCCTCAGCCGGTTCCATACGAGGGGCTTGACTCCACACGCAGAACCAGCGACGGTCTTGACTAGCTAAGGAGATAGGCACAGGGTCATTCGAAAACGCTAAAACAAAAACACGATTAAGCATCATGTAAGGATGCAAACCCTTGCGGTTGATAGGTAGCATTTCAGGCGGTGCGGCTATGATAGGTTTAAGCTGGTTAGCAAGCTGACGACGAGCAGACGCGTCAGGCTCTTTCAACTCGTTAATGATTAATACTTCAGACTCAAGCTGATAACCCCATTGGCTGTTCACGCTGTTATTGTCCATAATGCCACGATTACGCAAATTATCGCCACAGACAGCCCATAAGAATGGCGCCCAAAAAGTGTCTTTACCGCTACCCTCATCGCCACCATGCAAGACAGCATGGTTTATCTTAATCTCAGGGTGTTGCACCTTATAGGCCATAACATCAAAGATATGCTCTAGTTCGTCCTCGTTAGGTATAAGCGTCCTAGCATGGTCTAGCCACGGTGTTATGTCGCCAGGCACTAGGTTCTCAGGCCGCGCATTGCGCCAGCGATTACCATAAATATCACCATCACGGGACACAAGCACCGTTTCGCCAGCCGCATAGGTGATACCCACTAGGGCCTTAGCGCCCATAGTCTGACGGTTCTCATCATACGATACAGCAGGCAACACTCGCGCTGCGGTGTGGATAGAACGGCAATCAATGTGACGGAACAAGGCGTTAAAGGTAGAACGGCTCACCTCTCTACGGTCTTGCAAGTCAAAGTAGGCGTCGTCCTCCTGTATATAGGCAAAGCGTTTATACCAGTCTGCCTTCTCTATACGGCCTAGCTCTTTACGCTCTACCTCTGCAATGATGTCGTCGGCATCGTGCGTAAACATCTCAGAGGGTTGAATTTTTGATAAGGCCGTTTCCATAACATCCGCCAGTAGTTCTTCACGAAGCCCGTGAGTATGCTTAGGGCCACCGTTATCGGCAACCCATGATAAGAAGGTCTTGCTGTCTAGCTCTTGGCAATGCTCATGGTAACAGCAGAATGAACGGTCTAGGGGTTTGTATCTAGCTTCAGGGTTGCCATCGCTATGGCTAATGCTGTTAGGGCAGACAACGCCTACCCAGCCCTCACCGTTCTTAGGCGTGATAATCATACCGTTACTGCTCATCCAACTAAGCACATCGTCACCGCCATCGTCTTTAAGACGGATCGATGTATGCGTAGCGGTGTCAGCCGGTGCAGGTGTAACGTCTAACGCTACACATATTTGAGGCAAACTGAACTCACGCTCAGGGTGTAACTCTACAAGGCGCGATGCAAAGCTATCACGGCCAGGCTTAAGATTGACGCTGCCAGGCACACGAAAGTTACGAACAGGATTAATTGCACCGCCATCTGTGTAGCCAGCGTCAGCAATTGCTTTAATCGCAGCACTAAAATCTCCCTTTAAAGGTTGGTCATCAAGGGCAAAGGTATAGCCCCATTGGTAATTGTCCGGTGACGTTTCGATAATCCACGTAGGCTCAAGCGGCGGCACTTTAGACTTCGTGCCGATGTCGTCTAGCACCATGAACGCTACGCGCTCACAATTAGCCGCAGACGCAGAAACTTTACCGTCAGTAAAGCGGTCAATGATAAAGCAGGCGGTGTTGGCATACCAAGCATCGGCCTTCTTAATCTTAGCTTGCTCAGGTAGAAAGGCAGGCCAAACACACTTCATAGCACCGTCATTATGGTATTGGATAGCGCCATCGGCTAGGATAGGCTTTTGCTTTACCAATAAAATAGTTTCGCCTTCGGGCGCAATGTTTGTGATATAATCGAGGAAATCCATAGCAATACTCCAGTTGAGACCGCCCTGCAAGGCGGTCTTTTTTTATCTACTTACCATAACGCAACATAACGCCAGCTTCGACAGACAAAGGTAATCCCTTAGCCCAGTCAGGTGGCGTACACATTACATCGCTCATTTGTTTCAAAACTTCATCCGGTTTATCTGTCTCTACGACAATCTCGTCGTGAACGTGAAGAATAACATCGTCAATCAATCTCAATGAATGTCGGAGTAAATCGTTAGCAACGGCCTGCGTAATGTTCTCACACGCAAGACCTTTCCATAATCTAGCTCTAGGCCATTCGGTAGCATCGGCGGCTGGCTTCCATGAAGCCTTAGCATAAGTCACGCCATCAGGATCTAACCTTGCAAAAGGATAGCAAAGTATGCGACCTGAAGGCAAAGCATACCATAAATGCACACCGTCGTATAAGTATGTCACGCGGCCTGCACTAAATTCTTTGCCCTTGTTACGCAACGCCCGTGTATAGGCTTCCTCTAACGCTTGCCAATAGTTAACAGCCCATTGATTAGACCTTCTCCACGCGTCAACAGTGCGTTTAGCATCCGATTCGTTAAGGATAATACCGTAGTTGCGACCCATAGCGGCAAAAGCACCAACTCCACCACCGAAGCCGCAAGATAGGATAGCGACCTTACCAATCTGTCTTTTATCTGACGTGATTTGGTCTTCAGGCAAGTGGAAAATACCGGCAGCCTCTCGCACATATATGTCACGACCTGATCTAAATACATCCAGCACCTCCTCAGCGCGTTTGTCATTGGATAGCCAAGGGGTTAGCCTGGCCTCTACTGCGTTCCAGTCTGCTACCACTAGCGACTTGCCTTGTGACGGTATTAGCGCAGGACGCAACATGCCTTTTAACACGTCAGTCACACGTTTACCGTACTTAGGCACGATAGCATGACCACGCACCATTGCCTGCCTTACTTCGTCAGGCTCTTTAGCACACTTGCGCGTAAAGTTGTGTACTTGCGCCCCATAGCTAGATGCACGGCCAGTCGCGCTACCGCCGGCAAAGACAAAGGCGCCCCTGACGCGGTAATCTTCTTCGTCAGCAAGTTGAGATAGTCGGTTGAACTTCGCAACCGATGACGCCCATAAATCGTCCGCGCACTGGATAACGTCCGCGACTTCGTTTGGTACTTCATCAGGGTTTTCCTCTGCAAGTAGTAGTAAGTTGGCGCGAACGGTCTTGTCAATAGACATTTTCGTTTCGCCTTCTTTAAATGTAGTCATTAGCTTTAACGCTTCAGGGCCAACACGCTCTTGCACCCACTCACGCATACGCGGGGAGCGTACAGACGTTATCGCACCCTTGGTCACATCAGTCACGATGCGTTCTATTTCCTCAAGCTCTACGCTTGCGTAGCGCACAGCAGAGTCGGCCAATGGCCTATCTAATAACACGCCCTTGTCATTGATGCGCTCGTTGACATGGTAGTCAAACAGCTCATCGTCAGACAGGTTACGCATAGCTTTAGAGATAGTCCGCATGACCTTGACGTCTTGCTCACAGTACGCAATCATCTCGGCCATCAAGGTAGGGTCGTTATTGAACGTGCCATCAGCGCGAGGTATAGACAGCAAACGGATTAGCTGCTTACCGCGATGGTCTTTACGCATGGTAGCACCTGAGAAGCGACCTACGTCCTCAAGTGAGCCAGGCGCACAGTTCGCACGGGCTTGTGCAGCCGTGCAATAGAATTGGGTAATATCGAAGTTAATTTGTAAAACATACCAAAATATCAGCCTCTCAAACGCGGCATTGTGTGCGCGTATCTGACCGGTGAAGTTACGCACCTCGTCAGGGAAGGGTTGATCAGGCGTCCATGTAATGACGTCACCATCATCAAACGCATAAGACATGCACAACACGTCGGTGCTGGCGTCCTGAGCGTAGTTGTAGACGCCACGACTTAATAAGTCGCAGCGGCTACGTGACTCAAAATCGAGCCACAGGATCACTATTCAGCATCCTTATCGGCTTCCATTGAAGCAGGTTGCATTTGAGCCATCGCTTGTTGGCGAATTTTCTCAATGATGCTGGTTACTTGCTCAAACGGTTGTTTAGCTAAGATAGCTAAAATGCCATTCATTTCTTCTACGGTAAAGTTAAAGTTCATTTTAATCTCCTATACACTGCGACGACGACGTGATGTTTCTTCTACAGCAGGTGTAGCTTCATCGGCTTCGTTCGTAGCCTCTTTAGCATCCATGCCAGTCCACTCAACGATGTCAAACACTGGCGTAAAGATACGGCCATAGCTCTTATGTTGGTAGTGTTCTTTTTTAAGTAGAATGACAGGCACTGGATTAGCTTGGTCTTTCTCTACTTGGTTTGCGATGGCTACGGCCAGTGCTTGCACTGCACGTTTACCGCCAACAGACGTTGTAGAGAAGCGGGCTTCTAAGCCTTTGTCTTCACCTGTTAGGCACTTCAATGAAAGGCCGACTTGCGTTTCCCATCCGCGTTTAGCGGCTTGAGGTGCGCCTTCTAGCTCAGGTAATGGTTGTGATACAGATACCATTTTCTCGCCTAACACTTCACCGTCGCCCCAGGCAATAAAGCCGTGAACGAATGAGAAAGGGTTAACAGCCCAAGTAGAGTCGTCTTCGATTTCAGTTTGATCAGCACCGTATACCCAGTGGCCAGTCTTATCCATTTTAAGGATTGCAACGCCAGCAGGTGACACGTCTTGCTCTAAAGCGCGAAGTGCAGTGCTTAATGATGCTACGGTTGGTAGATTTGCTTGATTGAAGTTTACTAGATTAGTCATATTAATTTCCTTTAGATTATTTTACTAAGGGCAGCGGTCAATTGCTGTCCAATTTGCAACAAAGCTGGGCGAGGGTCATCCTCGTTTGCCAGCGTACTACCTGAACTAATGGCGACGACTGTACCCTCCGGTAGCGTGAGGCCGTGCTTTTTAAGCACCTTCTCAGCCTTGGCCGGAGAGATTAAAGCTGTCTCCACTATCTCAGATTCTTTCAGGTCTTTGAGGAGTGCAGCCTTAGCGTCATCCTCATTAACCCATTGTCTTGTAGCGCGTTTAGCGACTAGTTTAAAGCCTGGCACAGGTTTGCCTGTCTCCAGTAGTTGAAATGCCAGCGCACGTAGATCGGTAATCCACTGCTCTAATATGTCAGCATTGTGTAAGTATACACCGATTTGTTCGACAGGCAACGCATCGAGTTTTGTGTGCAACGCACGGTCAACAGCGCCCGTCATTTGAGGGCAGATAGCCTTGGCAGAACACCAACGGCAATGTTCACCCACGACAAGTTTAGCGTCAGGTGACTCAGCTAGGCGCACAGCAGTAGCAAGTTCTTGCTCAAACTTCTTAATGCGTTCAGGGTTTGTCGTCCAGCGTTTAACGGCAGGCGGTTGTACGATAACCATCTCTATCTCGTCTATACCGTCAAACACCCACGCTACCTCTTTAGTACGCATGGCC